GAGCCCCAATATTTCTGCTGCATTAGCTACACCAGTAACCCCACGCCCCATACGCCTCTTACTCTCAGCTTCTTTACGTTGACCTTCTAGAGGGTATATAGTACGATCAACCACGTTGTCCATCATACGAACAATAGGTGCTATGTCGTGCTGGAATTGGTTGTAGTCGAAGATAAGTTTATCCTCACCGTGTATAAAGATACCATCTGAAGTAATATATTTAGTTAGATTAAACGAACCAAGTAGACATGCCCCATTAGGGGGTAAACTTTGTTCTCCGCATGGGTTTGTAATGGCAATGGTTTCACAATACCAAAGGTTATTCTTTTGATTCATCTTGTCAATGAACAACACACCAGGTTCAGCATGTTCCCAAGTGTTTCTCATAATCTTGTTCCAAAGCATACGGGCACTAACTGTGTTGTACACCCTGTCTTCAAACACAAGATTAAAAGGTAGGTCGTGCTTTACAGCATTCATAAATTTGTCGGTAACGGTTACACTAATATTGAAGTTGGTTAGCTTACCATTCTGTTGTTTGCAGGTGATGAACTCTTCAATGTCAGGATGATCTACCCTAAGACCACCCATCATAGCCCCTCTTCGGTGCCCAGCAGACTTGATAGTCTCACACATAGCATCCCATACACCCATGAAACTGATAGGTCCAGAGGATGTAGAGCCTAGAGACTTAATAAGGTCTCCTCTTGGTCGTAGTGTAGAGAAGTCAAACCCATCTCCACCACCTAGCCTCATGGTCTCTGCTGCATCAGCCAAAGCTGACATAATACCTTCCATAGAATCTAGTATAGTATCACTGACGAAGCAGTTAAACGCCGTGGTCTGTCGTGCAGCCCCTACTGAGGCTTGAATACGACCAGCAGGTAGGAACCTTTGGTCAAGCATAATAGATTGTGTCTGCTTGAAATGTTCTGCGTCATCTTTTAGGTGGTCAGCAATACGAGAGATACCCTCGTGGAAGCTTTCCCCCACTTGTAAATATTTAGGTGCACACTCTTTCTGTATGACCTCTTGAACTTGATTCATCTATTGCCCCATTATAATTTGTTTAGCTGACTCTAATAGCCATAGTACATCTTTGTTAGTTAGAGACGATGTACCTAAGTATAGAACATCATCTTCATCCCAACCAATTACGACTAAATTAGATTTAATGTTTTCCTTAGCCCCATCTAAAACTTTTTCAATAGGGATTTTTTGTTCAGCATATTCATCTAATAGAATTACATTATCATCACTCATTTAATCATAGCCTGATAGTAAGTGTTGTCCCCAAGACCCCCACGTAGGACAGACAGACCCCCTTGCGGGGCCCATCCATCTGACTTGGAAGCTTTGTTAACCTTGTCTGATAACTCAGTTGTTGAACTGGCCTTAATAATTTTATAACTCATTCATTAACCTCTATGTATATTTGTAATGTTTTACCAACACCGAGTCTACTCTCTATTACACGGGACCCACCTACAACACCAACCTTATCTATAAAACTTTTTAAAACACCCCCGACGAAATCTATGTCTGTCAAATGGTATTCTGTCAATTCTATTAACTCTGTTTTACACTCTTTCATTTACCATACTCCTCTTTAAGACGTTTAATACTGATGAACTCTGGGTCGAAGTGACCGTCTTCTACACCACGTAAAACCACAACCCCTTTCCACCACAGATCATTAACATGACCAGCCCAATCAGAACGATAGTCCTGATAGACACCACACACTAGCCCCATAATCTTTGTGCCATCTGGCTGTGTTCTAACAGACCAGTCAGCGGTATGACTATGGCCACACACAGAACTTGTCAGGTTCTTAGCTATAAGGGAAGAAGCATGATGAATACCACCAATAGGCCGACCCATGAGCCCACTAACGAAGTAGTGAGCATATGCGATTCCGTCCACGGAGATAATACCTGGGGTTTGTCCTTCATATTCTACCACCTCATTGTAATAACCATTAAAATCTAAGTCGTTAAAACTAATACCGAACCTATCACCAGCTAATTCTGGGGAGAGATCAATAGCACGTTTGATTCTATGTTCGTGATTACCCTCAAGGATAATACGGTGAGGACGTTTCTTCTTCCCCTTCTTAGAAGGCTTCCACATACGTTCTTGGAAGTCTAGGTGGGAAAGGATGTCTCGTTCATAATTACGTGTTACGAAACTTGCCTTCCCTTTATCAAAGGAGGACAAACTGGCCAAGTCAGCAGCGTCCCCGATGTTTACTACAACATCTGGTTTGATATCTTTTATAAGTTGTCCTAACCAGTCAGCCCTGTCGTTATTGTGATCGGGATGGGCATGAGGATCAGGTACGATGAGATGCACTTTACTTATTGTTTCTCTCCACGAAATCAATTAACATTTCTAAGAAGTGATAAGCTTTCTTTAGGTCCTCTACACCACCTTTATGCTTCCAACGGGTTACATATTTAACAACGGCCCCCTCAGCATAACCTAAATCGTTAGACATCATATACTCAATAGGTTGTATGCCACGATCCTTGTAGTGTGAACCACCAACTTGTCTTAGCTGTGGGTCAGGCATTACTACCCACATCGTAGTCAAACTCCATACCTTCTGTACAAATACGACGTGCTTCTTTAATCCCATTCTTCTTAATGAAACCACTGAGGATAAAGATGTTACGTCTATCTGTGTCATCAAACAAGGCTAGGTAATTATCACTAACCCCCTCTCCGAAATCTTCTAGTAGGTTATTAGCCATAGCTGTACGATTAAATACTCGCAGAGGCTTATGTTCTATATGATCGAATCTATTAAATTCCATTTTCTCTTTCCTTCCGTCGTCTCTCTGTAGCTATAGCACGTTCCTCAAGACTTTTGATTGTGTGGCATGGCTTACAAAGAAGTTGTAAATTATCTTTTTCACAAAATATTCTATTAATATACTCATCCCAAGTAGTAAAACCTACTTCTGGGTTAACTATGGGTTCAATGTGATCTACGAAGATGTTCTGAACCCTCTTCCTACCTTCTCTTACAGTTGGTGGTATGTGTTCTTTACACTCAGCACATTCATACACCCCTCTGGATACATTAGCCTCCTTCCTCACTTCTAGCTTAGGGCCCCAACGTTGAGTCCCTTGACGAAGTAGGGATGTTACGAAGCTGTTGTAACGAGATTCAGTCCACTGCCCAGAACATCTGACCTTTGGTCCACTAGGCCTCGCGATTGTAATTAAACTCCATATGAAGTTCCTTCCTTTTATAATCCCGATAAACCAGTGCCTTACAAAGGTTCACAAACCTTTTGCTGGCGACACTTTTGTCCATAATAGTAAACTGCACACGCCATTTAGATGTTTGTTTACACCAACTTATATTGGAGGCAGGCCTATTGAATTGGTTTTGTTGGTTGGTTGCCAACCTTAAATTACTTAATTCATTATTAGATTTATCCCCGTCTATATGATCTATAAACATATCTTCTGGTATACCTCCATAAGCTAAAGACCAGATAACCCTGTGCTCTGGGTATCTAACACCTTTAAATTTTAGTCTTCTATAACCACTGGTGCATAAAAACCCTGCCCTGCTCCCAAGTGGGCCTCGGCCTGTACCAGATTTTACCCAATACAACTCACAGTCATACCTAAGTTCTAATTGCTCAAGCAACTCTTTAGGTATAGGACGAGCCATTATCTTCCTCCCAATATCTAGAGTATTTCAACGCCAGATCAAGCTCTAGCTCAGGATAACCAGCCTGTCTAAGTTGTTTTACATAGTCTTTTTGTAGAGGAGCTGGGAATCCATATCTCCAACCTGATGGAGGGTCTACTATTAATACTTTAGCCATTGGGAATCTCCCACATCTTAGGACTGCCATCTTCGTTCAGCTCTTGAACCATATGAAGAAGATTAGCCTGTTCCATAAAATATTCTTTACTCATATCTTTCTCCTTATATGCAGCCTTAACTGCTTTGAATAGGCTCATCTCATCAGGCAGGTCTTGTATAAACTTCTTAGCTCCTACATCTCCCCAACCTTCGAGTCCTGGAATGTTATCAGCATTATCCCCCACTAACATCTGATAGTAGAAAAACTTCAAACCATATCCAAGTGTCTTACCATTGTTACCATTGGTGAGGCTACCTAACCTATCTGTGTAATGTGGACCAACACTACGTTGCTTACCACACTCCCAACTATAATGCCAA